TCAAGAACCGTTGGGTTGTCTCTTCCAATTGTAATTGCTTCTATTATTTCTCGCTTAAAGAGATTATGCGTTTTTCTAATGTCCTCCATTGTGGGGATGGCTCACTTAATAAGCGAGTCTACATTTTAAGCTCTTGTAGTGTAGTGGTTATCACTATGGACTTTGAATCCATCAACCCTGGTTCGAATCCGGGCAGGAGCTCACACGCTTTAGTAGCTCAGTTGGTAGAGCGCGGCACTTGTAATGCCGAGGTCAGGGGTTCGATCCCTCTCTGAAGCACTCTCATTGCATCCCCTCGTACGGGTACTTGTGCACCCAGAGATTGCACACCCACTTTTCACCACTCTTCACAGGTTTGCCACCGTGCCATGCCTTTCCTGTGATGAGCTCGTAGTTGTCCAAGTTTTCAAACAATAGACAGTCCCCTTTTTTTAATCGATACTCTTTTTTCATGCGCGGAAACGCCGTCTCCCCACCTTCATACTCGTCATTTAACGCGATAATGAACGTGTACATACGGGGGTTTGTACCATCTTTAAACGCATCGTAATGGGGTTTATAAAATCCACCGGGGCGATAACGCAACACCTGCAACTGTTCACAGTTTTCAAGTGGGCGGTCTGTGTGTTTCAAACATTTTTTCATCAGTTTCCCAACGACTGGGTCATCTTTATGAAGCCACGCCGTCTCACTCTTTCTGATATGCGAGTTCACCTGATGGTTGCCACCGACGGTGGATGGTTTAAATCGCCCCTTAGCCTTATCTTTCAGGTATTCACACTCCTGGTCTGTGAGCACGTTTTCAATCACAACTGGGTGTTGATACCTGGGTAGCAGGAAGAATACTAAAAGTATCAGAGCCAGTACAAGAATCATTACTCTTACATTACACTTATATTTTTTCTATATGATATGGAGTGACACATCCATATCTCTTATGTATACTCGTGATGGTTTCGTTGGTGTAGTCTATCAAAGGTACCATCACCGCACGCACGTCTTCAACAGATTTACCTAAAACATATTGGCGCAACTCATCGGAACACGTGTCTAAGAACATTCTAAATATATGAGATACATCTACCGCCTTGTTGTGTTGCTTATCTTTCCTCTGCAACTCAATTTTAAAAGCATATTCATCAATTTCATTCAACATGTATTGAATACGTAAATACATATTATCCACAGGAGTCGTTGGCCAACGCCACCCCAACTCTGTCTCTATTCGTGTCAACGACATTCGCAGCTGTAACATGTCATACTGTTGTGCGTTATATCTCCTAAGTTCACCGTATGACGGGAGACCACCACATGGGATGTCTCCATTTTCCCTATTTAATGTGTTATGGCGCCTCTTAAACTCTATGTAATGTGGGTTGTGAATACGCCCTAGCTCAATGACCCCACTGCGCCAATCGAATGCCGTGTGACACGAAGGACACCACATTTGAGAACACCCAGATAACTTTTGTATAATCTCACCACACTTTGGACACGGTTTCGTATCCTTCTTCAAAAGGTCCATCGTCTTCACAGCCTCTGGGTCGCACACGTGTCCATCACCAACCAACTCATTACACGCTTCGCAAAAAGTGTGACGACATATCCCACAATACCACATGTCATCTAAAAAACCTTTACATTCCCCTGTCGGACACTTGCGTACGAACTGCCTGATACGATCACCACCAATCACATATCCTGCGCGCAACTCTTCATATTCGAGTAAAAAGTTTGTATACTCCCCATGCAGTTGCAAAAGGTCTGGGTGTCTCTCAAAATGTGAATCGTCTCGCACAGGTATTGGTATTCTGTACTGATTATACAGTTGTATCAGACGCGAACGAACGTCTTGTATGACGGTGCGAAGGTCGCGCATCTTCAATATTCGCTCCACATGGGGCTGGGTCTCTGGGAACAACGCCTTCTCCCTTTCAAAAAGAACGTTTTCTCTATGACGACGAAAGTCGGTGTTGCGAAATTTTTTCGTACACCACGTGTCCACAAACTCCCTATCCCAACGCACCTTACATCCCATACAGTGTGCATCTTCCACTGTAGATAAAAGATACGTCTGACAACATGTTCGACATGCACCTAAATCACAAAAAGAACATGAAACCTTTTTGTGATTTGTTTTATTAAATGTGTTGCAACACACATCACACGACATACTTACCTATTTATTGCCTAAAAACTTTAACTTTACCCAATCCCTGTCCGACTTGAAAATCTTGGACAAACGTGGCTTTTTGTTTTTGAAAAAAATCATCAACACGTTGAGACGACGGAACAAACCAAGAGGGGGTTCACCCGCTCGTATGGCACGGGACAACGCACGGTGTCGCGCAAACTTTGACATCTTACCAACATCCTTATATCCAAAAACGGACAGAGAAAAATTTTGACTCAAAGGGATTCTTATCATTATTATTAATGTATTATTTTATTTAGATGTTCGCAATTGCGGCTTTCTTTTCAGCCTGGCCCCCTCAAGCCTGGTCTGTTCATTCACTTTTTGTTGCACTTTCGCCTTTAGCTTTGTGTTAGGACCTTGTGTTCTACGAAGTGCCTTCACTTCACTACGCGTTCCCGAGCGTGTCAAAACACGAGTTTGTGGCATTTTAAAAGAACCCCCCACTTGTTTTTTTGTTTTAGCCGCTTGCTTCTTCACTTCAACCGGTGTCGGTGTATTCTGCTTTTTACTAAAAACACCGGTTTCAACTTTACGTTTCTTACGAGCTCCCTTGTTTTCAGGTTTTCTTTTATTCCCAGATTTAGGGAAATTTTCCTGCGCGTTGCTATACACAGATTTATTATCATTATCAAAAGATTGTTTTGCGTTTACAAATTTGTTGTTCTTTGCCCGTTCTTTAAGAACTTTACGCATGTTCTGACGAGGCGCGGGCAACGCGGGGGGCGTGGCCGGAGCAGAAGGAGGTGCGGGCAACGTGGCTTCTTTCACGCGTGCTAACGCACCACCAACAGCGCCCGTAACCTGTCCAAGTCTGTAGCCAAATCTACGTGTCGGGCTGTTTCTGGGACCGTATGGAACGGGAGCAGAGGAATTTTTACCATTGTTGTTGTTGTTGCTGTTGCTGTTGACCTCTTCAACTGGAATTTTTCGAGTTGTCGGTTTCTTCTTACTCATGGCGTCGTATTCGCGCTGTGCTTCCTTTAAAACGACATCCACCTTTGTTTTATTATTTGCCGCTTCAAGATTATTTAAAAACTTATTGACGACACTTTGATTTAATTTACCACCAGGTTGGAACTTGACGCTCATGCGCTCAATTGATGTTTTGGCATTTTTCTTCACTCTGGCAAAGTCGAGCACATCCTTGTATTTTTCAGCAACTTTAACCTCCACCTTTCTTTTGAATGTGGGGTCTCGGAGTTTGTATGTATCATTCTTTGTCTTCTCATTCAGTTGTTTCATTGCTTCTCTAATGTCTTTAGACGCTTGTGTGTTGTCAATGCCATAACGTTGTGCGAATTCCTTGGCAGTTGTGGTAAGGTACAACCTGTTCATTTTAGTCATCTTTTCTTCCTGTTTCATATACACCAGATTCTTTCCTCCCTCATTCTTCAACATGTTGAGTTGACGTTGAGCAGTCGCAAAGACATCATTTGTCAACGTGTTGACTTTTCTTTCATTCTTATACGCAGCAATCCACGCGTTATTAACACCCATCGCTTGCAACTTTTTCTTAATCAAAGCTTCTTTGAGTCTCGTGTCATCAAGGTTCAACGCACCCTTCACAAAGTTGCTGTTCACCTTCACACCATTTTTCTTCGCAACAGCCTGGATTTTTTCAGCCTTTTTCACCTGTTCCTGTGCCACGTTCACATTAGTGACGTTGAGGTTGAGAAGACCAGCTTTTTTAGCTCTCTTCGTGAGCGCATCTCGGGTCTTCTCGAGTTTTTTCTCCGAACCCTTTTCTAGTTGTTCACTCATTTTACGTCGTTCAGCATTCAAAACCCGTTCCTGTGCCACGTTCACGTTAGTGACGTTGAGGTTGAGAATACCAACTTTTTTAGCTCTCTTCGTGAGCGCATCTCGGATCTTCTCGAGTTTTTTCTCCGAACCCTTTTCTTGTTGTTCACGAATTTGAACTTTTTTATAATAATTCAAAACTTGTTGTACATCATTTTTAGTGAGATTTCTACCTGAAACTTCTTCTTGATACCTCTTGATGACATTGGCGGGAACTTTCTTTTGTAAAAGAGCTTGTTTGACATTTTCAGATTTTAATTTCTTCATCAAATTTTCATTTTTAATGAGTTGTTGTGCGGTGACACCAGTGTTCTTCATAAACTTTTCTACATTTGCACTTTTAATGTTTTGTTTAATGATTGCCAAATTTCTTTTTTCGGCTTCATTTTTTTCAACAGTGGCGCGGTTTTCTTCTTTTTGTTTACGAGCCACTGCGAGGTTGTTGTTAATTTTATCATCTGGATATTTCACAGGTGTCTTTAAAAAGTTGGACAACTCTTTCGCCTTGTTCGCAGCAGTCTTAAGACTGTTTTCATTTACAGTGTTGATGTTTGTACTCGTCTTTTTCAAATGAGCATTCAAGAAGTTTTTAGAAATGTTATATTTTTGTAAAATGTTTCTTTGTTTACGAAGACGCGCTAAATTTGTATTCAACGCATTCACGTTTTCTGGGTAGGTAATAGGTTGTCCAGAGAGCTCGGACAACTCCACCGCCTTGGCATACAAGTTCTTAAGTTCAGTGTTGTTTTCACTCAAGTTGTCAATGCTCTTACCAGTCTTGCTACGGTAGGCATTCAAGAACGCCTTGGGGATATTCTTCACGAGAAGTCTCTCCTTTTTAGCGTTTGAAACTTGTTTGAAACGTTGTGTGTAATCAGCATTCGCGATGAATGTGACCCGTTGTCTCGCGAACATACGCTTCTTACCGGAGAGGGCGGCTTCATTCGCTAAGAGTTGCTTATCTTCAGAAACCTTCTTTTTGAATGCATTTAAGTTGACTTGTTTCAAGTTTGTATAATTCATGGATTGCATGTACGCTTTCAAGTAATCCGTGTCAGCCCCACTTTGTTTCGCCACCGCTGCAAAGTTCTTATCAGCCTTCAAAGCTGCTTCATATTGTGCCTTGTTTTCAGCAACAGTGAGTGCTTTTTGCAGTCTGTTGTTGTAGGTGTTTTTCGGTACATATTCAACACCACCTGTCCCACGACGTAAAATACCCTTCACCAGGCTCATCTTAGATGCAGGTCCAACGCGCACAGCTTCTTTCTGCATCAAGTTTTTATCCATTTTGAACTTGTTAGCAAAATCAGCTGTATCGATGTTATCCACCGAGTTTGCCTTTGTAGCTTTCATATAACTGTTCAAGTATGTCATAGAGACACCATTTACTTTCCTGTTTGCAACAAATCTCTGTTTCTTTGCAGACTCGAGTATGGAATTGTATTGTGCGGGTTCAATGAATGACACATTCTTCTTACCAAGGAGTTTTGCAACTTCACGGTCCTTGTTAGCCTTGTTTTTCAGCGAATTCATGTTTACTTCACCAGGCACACGGTTCGCGTACCGTGCGACATATTGAAAAGGAACACTCGCACCATTGGCAAGTTGTTGCATTTGACGACGTTGTTCATTACGTTCAGCTTGTTCAGCCTTTCGTTCCTCATTAAGTTTAAGCCTCTTCGCTTCACGTTGTGCGTTGTTTTCAGCCTTTCGCGCTTCACGTTCAGCTTGTTCAGCCTTTCGCTTTTCGTTGCGTTCAGCCTGTTCAGCCTTTCGCTTTTCGTTACGTTCAGCCTGTTCAGCCTTTCGCATTTCAGCCGCGTTTGCTCGCAATTGAGCAGCAGCTTTTCCAGCTTCCAATCTGAACTGTTCTTCGGCCTTTCTAGCTTCAAGATTACGTTGTCTCTTTTCTGCAGCTTGTTGTTG